AACACTGAGTACCAGACGCTGCTGGAGCTGCGCTACCTGTGTTTCAAAACATGGGAGCAGATAGCGGTCGACTTGGGCTACAATGTGCGCCATGTATACCGGCTACATGATGAAGCGACAGAAAAGATTGTGCTTCCGCAAACTCAGCAGTAAATGTCACTGTTTGTCAGGTAGTCCTTTGTGGTAGTATATAATCAGGAAAACAGAATCGAGAGCAGCCTCGTGGGAGCAATCCCCCGGGGCTTTTCTCATGCCCGGAAACGGAGGTGAACCCATGCCAAGGAAACCCAAGCGCCCGTGCCAGCATCCCGGCTGCCCCAAGCTGACTGACGGCCTTTACTGTGCAGAGCATCAGAAGAAAATGAATCATCATTACAACCATTATCAGCGCGAGCCTGAAACCAACAAGCGATATGGTCGTGCATGGAAGCGCGTGAGAGATAAATTCATCAAGGCGCACCCACTCTGCGAGGAATGTAAACGCGCTGGCAAGCTGACACCCGCCGAGGAGGTGCATCATATACTCCCGCTTTCATGCGGCGGCACCAATGATGTGAAAAACCTTATGGCACTATGCAAGGCGTGTCATTCGAGAATAACTCTCGAAGCGACGAAGAACAATCGTGAGCAGTGAGCCGGTGGGGTAAAGTGCTCCCCCAATATTGGACAACGTGAGATTGTTTGAAATCTCGGAGTGGGTTGGGGCGGTAGTTTCGTGGTATAATGCACTTGCTTTACTGCCATACAGGACAAGGCAACGCTGGAGAGCGACCCGAGCGGTATGTCAGGTTTGCGGGGAAGGCGGAGCTTCGGCTTCGTCTTTTTCTCTGCCTTCCTTGGAAACCGAAGCGTTAAACTCCGGGGGTTCGGGGGCAGAGCCCCCGTTGCTCTCAAGAGGCAAGGGATATTCACCCGTAGTCACATAACGGTAATACTCTGCCGGAGAGAGCTTTGCAAGACTCCACTGGTATCTCTCATTGTTGTAATAGTCAACCCATTCCAGAACCTTCTGCTCGACTTGGTTGTGCCCATCGGTGGGATTCAGACGAATCTCGTCCTTCATATGACCAAACAGACTCTCCTGCGGAGCGTTATCCCAGCAATTTCCCCGGCGAGACATCGACTGTCTTAAACCATAGTCATTCAATATAGTAACGAATCTTGAGCTTGTATACTGGCAGCCCTGATCTGAATGAATCAACACGTCAGTTTTAAGCTCTGCGCCATGCTTCTCCATGAGTTGGTTTAGTGCATCCAAGACAATATCCGTTTCATACGAGGTTCGGCATACGCAGGAGAGTACTTCCTTTGTGAATGCGTCCATAATGACGCACACATATGAATATTTGGTTTTTGGCTCATGGTGTGAGTAGCGCGGAATGAACGTAATGTCTGTAAGCAGTACCGTTCGCGGTCCGTATGCCTTAAATTGCCTGTTGAGTATATTAGGTGCAATACGGTTTTCCTGAAGCCGTTTCGCCTGCAGACGATACGGGTTCACTTTCCGAACAGGACACACGAGATGATAGCCCTTCATCAGGCGCCGAATCTTTTTCGGATTCATCCTCACAGGCGGATTCTGATGTAGAAGTCTCATATGGATGCCTCGCGCTCCTTTTGCGTAACCACGGTACTGGAATGCGGCAAGCACAAGCTCAAAATCCTTTTTATCTTGTTCCTCTGCCACCAGACGGTCGTGTTCTCCGCCTTGCCAGTAGTAGAAACCGGAGCGAGAAACGCCGGCAAGTTCGCACAGGTATGAGATGTTCAGCAGGTTATCATCCCGTTCTATCGTCTTTGCGATTATCCCATAGCGGATTTTTGGAGAGTCGTTCATGTACATGGCTATTTCTCCTTCTTCTCCGCTAAGATAATTTTTTTTAGGAACTCCAGCTCCTGCGACATATATGCGACCTTCGTGGCGAGCTTGTTTATCTCCGAGTCGGTCATGACGGGAGGCCGCCCTCGGTTGGCTCTCCTTGGAGGTGTCGGGAACGAGCCTTCCTTTTGCGCATCGCTCGGATACGGTTCATTTCCCTCGGTGAATGAAAGACCTTTGGCTTTTGCCTCGCGTAGAAGTTTGAAAAAGCCGAGAATACGAGCCCTTCCAAGCGTTTCTGTATTCAATCCGGCGTCCGCAAAAATCTGTATTGGGTCGACGCCGTCACAGTATCTTTGCCATGCTGCTGTCTTGAAGGCTTTCGTGTATGAAACCGACTTGCTGGAGACGCTTGATACATGAGGAGAATCCGTGAGTTCTTTTAGTTGCTCTGCGGTGAAGGTAACGTGTTCATACACACCTTCACCTGTTTTCTTCTTGCGGCCAGCTCCGGGTCTGGCTCCGCCGCGATTGGTACCATCCTTAGCCATTGTTTTCTCCTTTTCCGAGGGTGAAAATCAATCACAGATATTATACCATTATCTGTCCAGCCATTGGCTGCGAGATTTCATATCTGTCCGAATCTTTGATTTCCGACTCTCTTTTCTGTTCGGTGTTTTGATTCATCACTACCGAATTTCAATCAATGGCTGTCCAATTTTCGGGGTACCTATCAGGGGGTAATCAAATCTCTAAAACTTTTCAAAATGGACAGCGGCGTGGGGCTTCGTGTTGAAAAACGCAGTTTCAAAGGGTTGAATAGCCCAAGTCAAAAAGGAGTGTGATGAGTATGGCGAAAGACGGTACCTGTAGAGGCGGTGCTCGCGTCGGTGCGGGCGCTAAAAAGAAGCCACTCGCCGACAAAATATCAGCTGGTAATCCGGGCGGCAGGAAGCTGACGGTGATGGAGTTCACTGACGCGCCTGCGCTCGAAGGTTGTGAAATGCCGGAGCCGAACAAGATGCTGTCAGCAGAGCAAAAGGATGGTACGACGCTTGCCGCCGCTGAAATATATAAAAACACATGGGTGTGGCTAAATGCGCGTGGCTGCGCGGCGCTGGTTTCTCCACAGCTTCTGGAACGTTACGCCATGAGTGTGGCACGTTGGATTCAATGCGAGGAAGCTGTGTCGAGCTTCGGCTTCTTGGCGCGGCACCCGACTACCGGCAACGCAATACAAAGCCCGTATGTAGCGATGGGACAAAACTACATGAGCCAGACCAACCGCCTGTGGTATGAGATATTCCAGATTGTAAAAGAAAACTGCACCGGCGAATACAGCGGCGCGAATCCGCAGGATGATGTTATGGAGCGCCTGCTTACTGCGAGGAGGGGTAAATAATGGACATACGGACATTAAAGCTGTCGGACTTGAATCCGGCAAAATATAACCCTCGCAAAGAGCTAAAGCCGGGCGACACGGAGTTTGAAAAACTCAAGCGGTCTATCGAGAGCTTCGGATACGTCGAGCTCATCGTCGTAAACGGGGCGACGGGCTTCACCGTCATTTCTGGGCATCAGCGTCTTTCGGTTTTGAAAGCGCTCGGTTATGACAGCGTGGAGTGCATCGTGGTGAGCCTTGATGCCACCCGCGAAAAGGCGCTCAACATCGCCATGAACAAAATCTCTGGCGAGTGGGATACGAAAAAGCTCGAAAGCCTGCTGTCGGATTTGAAGGCAGAGGATTTTGATGTCACGCTGACTGGCTTTAATACACAGGAAATCGGACTCATGCTCGGCATTGAAAATGAAATCGTTCAGGACGAAGTGCCGGAGGTCGATGCTGACGCTCCGACAATATGCCAGCCGGGTGAGCTATGGCAGCTCGGTCGGCATCGCCTGCTCTGCGGCAGCAGCACGGATAGAAACGATGTTGCGTTGCTCATGAATGGTCAGCACAGCAAGCTGCTGTTCACCTCACCGCCATACAGCGATATGCGTGAGTACAACGGCGGTAAAGACCTGTCTGTTGAAAGCATCGCACAGTTTATTTCTTGCTACGAACAGTTCACGGCGCTGCAAGCAGTCAACCTCGGCATCCAGCGTAAAGACGGTGAAATCTATCCCTATTGGGATACCTACATCGCCGCTGCAAAAAATGTCGGACTGAAGCTGCTGGCGTGGAACGCCTGGGACAAGCTCACTTGTGGCAGCGTAGGTCAGCAGAAAGCCATGGTACCAATCAGGCACGAATGGATTTTCTGTTTCGGTAAAGAGTCGGTGATGGTCAATCCCACGTGGCGAAAGAAAGAATCCAGCATCTATTCCGGCGGTCGGTATAACAAGATACGTCAGGCGGACGGCTCCTTCCGTATCGCTCGGCGCGGCAACGAAACCGGTGCATTCAAAAAGATGGAGAGCCTGCTGGAGCTGCCGGAGCAGACAAGTCTGGAATCGGTTACAAAGCAACTCAGCGAAAAGGGCAAAATCCGTGCGGAACACCCTGCCACATTCCCTGTGGCACTGCCCTCGGAATACATCGTAGCGTTCACCGGCGAGAACGACATCGTGGTCGAGCCTTTTGGCGGTGCGGGTACGACTCTCATCGCCTGTGAGCAACTTGACCGCACCTGCTGCATTATGGAGCTCGATGCGCACTACTGCGACGTTATCATAAAATGCTGGGAGAATTTCACCGGCAACACGGCTATGAAAATAGAAAGGAAAAACTGACATGACTACTTACAAAACCGCCGAAAGTGTATGCGTGGGGCACCCGGATAAGCTGTGCGACCTCATCGCCGACAGCATTTTGGATGCCTGTCTCAGAAAAGATAAATCCGCTCGTGTCGCCTGTGAAGTAATGGCGACCAAGGGCAAAATCATCGTTGCGGGCGAAATCACCTGCGACGGCAAAGTGGATATCCGCTGGGAGGTGCGCGAAGTCCTCCGAAAGGTAGGCTACAATCCGTGGAAGTTCGCTGTCTTTGTGTTCGTCCACAAGCAGAGCGCCGACATCAGCGCAGGAGTGACCACTGCGCTCGAAGCCAGAAATGGCAGCGAGGAACGTTACGCTTCCATCGGTGCTGGCGACCAAGGCACAGTTTACGGTTACGCCACCAACGAAACCCGCGAGATGCTGCCGCTCCCTCTGGTGCTGGCGCATCGTATTTGTAAACGCGTAGATACCGTCCGCAAGGATAAAATCGTTAAAGGCATTCTGCCGGACGGCAAGGCGCAGGTCACGGTCGAATACGAGGATGGAAAGCCGAAGCGCGTGAAAACAATCGTGGTTTCCGTTCAGCATGAAGCCAGCAAAACACAGGAACAGCTTTATTCCGATATCAAGCAGAATGTTCTCTGGCAGTGCTTTGAGGATTTCCCATTCGACGACGATACTGAAATACTCGTCAATCCCTCCGGCAGATTTGTTGAGGGTGGTCCCGCTGCTGACACTGGCTTGACTGGCCGAAAGATGATGGTAGACACCTACGGAGGGCTTGCTCTCCACGGCGGAGGAGCGTTCAGTGGAAAAGACCCAACGAAGGTTGACCGCAGCGGCGCTTATATGGCGCGGTACATCGCAAAGAATATCGTCTGGAGCGGCCTCGCGGATAAATGCGGAGTCGCTCTTTCTTATGCCATCGGAAAGGCTGATCCCGTGGCTGTGGACATCGACACATTTGGCACGAGCGCTCTTTCCAACGAGGCTCTGCGTGAGATTGTGATGTCAGTGTTCAACATGCGTCCGGCGGCGATCATCGAGAAACTGTGTCTGCGTAACGCCATCTACGAGGACACCGCGACCTACGGGCACTTCAATTCCTGCTTGTTCCCGTGGGAGGATACCAGCATGAGGCTATACAACGAACTAAGAAAGGCGGCTGAAGCGTATGCAGATAGAAAAATTGAAAATTGAGCAGCTTATCCCGTCTGACTACAATCCACGTAAAGACCTGAAGCCCGGTGCTGCCGAATACGATAAGCTGAAGCGCTCTATTGAACAATTCGGTTACGTCGAGCCGGTCATCTGGAATAAGGTGACCGGCCATGTTGTAGGTGGGCATCAACGTTTGAAGGTGCTCATCGATATGGGCATCACCGAGGTGGAGTGTG